GACGTTGCGCGCGTATTCAGTTCTGGGCGGCAGCATTGAAGCCGAGCCGGCGATAGCCGGCACCATCACCACGCACTGAGGCAAGGTACTGTGTCAAATCCCATCGCACTTTTCGTTGGCAACACCACCATTCTCGAGCTCACGCTCGTCGATGAACTGACCGGCGACCCCGTTAACTCGGCCACGGTGGCCGTAACCTTGACGGACATTGCCGGGGCCGAGCTGGCGGGAGAGACGTGGCCCAAGCCGCTCGCCTACGTCACGGCCTCCGCCGGGATCTACCGCGCGCTGCTCTCCAGCAGCGTGGCCATGGAAGAGGGGGCCAACTACCTCTACGTGGCAACCGCTAGCGTGGCCGGCATGGTTGGGCGCTGGAGCGGTGACGTGAACGCGGTGCAGCGGTCGTTCTGACCATGCGCAAGTTCTGCCCCAAATGCGAGTTGCCGAAGGTCGGCAGTTCGACGCGCGAACTGATCGACTGGTTTAAGCGCGTGGGCAGACTGGAAGCGCTGAAGGAAGTGCGAGAGGAATTACGTCGCGGCAATGCCAGCGAAGTGATTCTTTCAGCGATCAATCACGCGATTCGTGAAGAGGAGAGAAGCAATGGAAGAGATTGACCTCAACGGAATGGAAGGCGGAAAGCGTAACGCGGCGAAGCACTGGAACGAGTATCTCCTGTGGAAAGCCGCGCTCAAGGCGAATGACACGCAGCAGGACGGCTGGTCACACGAATTCGTCGACCGCTACGTGCTCATGGCCAAGACAGCCCCGTGGCTGGCGGGGCACCTGCTCTCCTACAGCGCCGGTGCCAACGTGCTGCAGCTGGTGCTCAATGCCGCGCTGGCGACAGCGGTCTATTTCCTGTGGAGCCCTGGCGCATGAGGGGCCGTCGGTTACTGCAGCTGCTGGCAGGAATTGTCGCAGCCTGCGCATTCCCTCCCGTCTCACCGGCAGCCGCGTACGCGCACGACATCTTTGTCGTCGACGGAGATACCGTGCGCGCCACGATGGACGTGTGGCCGGCGGTGTCGGTGAAGTCCACGCTGCGGCTCAACCGCATCGATGCCCCGGAACTGCACCGAGCGCCGCCCTGCGAGGAAGCCGCCGGCAGCAAGGCCAAGCTGCACCTCGAGCAGCTGCTGCAAGGGGCGGATAACCGTCTCATGGTGGAGCCTGTCACCGTTGACAGCTTTGGGAGGGTGATCGCCGAGCTCAAGCTCGGCGACGTAAATATCAGCGACCGCATGATGACGGATGGGATGGCCGTGCAGTGGACCGGCAAGCGCATCCCGTGGCCCTGCGAGGCGCTGCCTCTGTGAACGCGCCGTTGCACCGCGACTTTCGCGCATACCTCGACCGTATCCGCTCGCAGGCGACCAACACGTTCGACCTCGGGCAGATCGCGAAGTGGATCGAGCGCAACACGACCGACCCGCTGGACCCCGCGCGCCTGTGGTCGTTCAAGGATCACGAGTATCAGGTCGAGATCATCTCCGACATGTCGGACGAAGTGGTGGTGCGCAAGTGCTCGCAGGTCGGCGCCTCCGAGATGTGGGTCCGTCTGGTGCTGGGCATCATGGCGCTATCCAAGCGCATCACGATCATCTACGTGTTGCCGACCAAGGGGTTCGCCAGCAAGTTCTCCAAGGGCCGCATCGACCCTGTCGTGGCGGAAAGTCAGACGCTGTCCTCCATGCTGAACCCCGACGTTGACAGCTCCGAGCTGAAGCAGTTCGGGCGCAGCTTCCTGTACATCGCCGGCTCCTACGGGCAGAACGCGGCGATCTCGGTGCCGGCGCAAGGCCTGTTCCAGGACGAGGTGGATTTCTGCGACCAGACGACGCTCACGACGTTCAACTCACGTCTCGGCCACTCCAAGCCCGGCGAATACTACAAGCGCTCGTTCTCCACGCCGACCGTGGACAAGTTCGGCATCGACAAGATGTTCGGCGAGTCCTCGCAGGCCCATTACCTTGTGCGCCACGACGCGTGCGGCGAGTGGGTGGCCCTCAACCTGCTGAGCGACGTGGAGATCCCCGGCTTCAACGGCAACCTCACGCTGTTCGAGAAGGACGATCTGCACGCGCCCGGCGTGCAGGTGACGCAGGCCTTTGTGCGCTGCTCGAGCTGCAAGGCGCCGATCAGCCACGAGAACCTGTGCAACCCGTCCAAGCGCCAGTGGGTGCATAAGCATCCCGGGCGAACCGTGCGCGGCTACCAGATCCTGCCCACCGACGTGCCGGTCGTGAACCCGATCGCGCGCACCATCCAGACGATCACAGACTACGAGCGCAAGAAGGACTGGGTCAACTTCAAGCTCGGCTACCCCTACTCCGATTCCGAGACCTCGTTCCTGGCCGACATGATCGACCGCTACGCGGTGAATCACTCCCTGCCGCGCCCGGGCGATGACGACAAAGACATGCGTCTCGCCACGCGCACGAGCTTTGGGCTCGACGTGGGCAAGATCAGCTGGTTCACGGTGATGGCCCCGGTGAACGGGGAAGCGCGTGTCATCTACGCCGAGCGGATCCGCCAGGACGGCGCCAACTACCTCGGCGAGCGGGTGCTGCACCTGATCAAGGTGTTCGGCTGCGTGAAAGGCGTGGTGGATGCCGGGCCAGACATCTCGGTCTCGAAGTTCCTCGTGGCCAACCGCCCTCTGGGGCACGTCTGGGCCTGCTACTACGTCAGGCAGCAGAAGGCGACCTTGGAGAACTTCAACTTCAAGGAGGAGGAGGGAATCCTCAATGCCTCGCGCACCGGCACGCTGGACAACCTCGCCAAGCGCATCAACTCCGGCAAGACCACGCTGTGCAAAGGCCCAGAGCTGCACCTGATCAAGGAGCACCTCGGCAACCTGAAGCGGGTGGACAACCGCAACGACCAAGGCGAGCTGATCTCGACATGGGTGGTGACGGGGGACGACCACTTCGGCCACTCCCTGAACTATTGCCAGATCGCTTTCGACATGATGGTCGGCGGGCTGGGCAATGCGCACGTCGTCCCCAGCGTGCCGATGATGGGCAAGGTGGCGCTATCCATGGAACCCGCAGAGAAAATGGAAGAATTTGACCCACTGCGTCTCAAACTAGACGCCAGGTTTCGACCCTAGTAGCGACGATAGGAAATTGCGACTATGATCTATGCTTGCAAACATCCACACTGGCAGCAGGGCCGATAAGTGGCAGAACCCAACCAGAAGGTCATCCTGCCGACACGCCTCGTCAACAAGGCGCAGTCGAGGACGCCTGCGTCCTCGCAAGCCAGCGGAGACACCATCCCGCGCGACAATACGCGGGCCGCCAACAAGTCCATTCTGTCGATCCGGTCCCAGAACAACGACGTCGCCTCGGTACGCGCCCTCGACCTGCTCAACGGCACCGTTTCCGCCAGCATTTTCTCGTTCGTCGAGATCGCCAACTCCGGCTACAACGTCTCGGCCTACGACACGGCCAGCCACCAGTTCAGCGAGCCGGGCACCATGATGGCCCGCTCCGTGCTGGCCGGGCTGGACACCCTGTACGACTACTCGAAGGGCTACGCCGACAAGCGCAGCCTGGCCTCGACGATCGAGACCGCCCTGCTCGAGGTGATCCAGACCGGCGCGTTTGCCGGTGAGCTGGTGCTGGACAAGTTCCGCATGCCGGAGCGGATCAACGTCGTGCCCTACGAGACGATCGAGTGGATCTCGCGCGGGGACGGCACGAAGTACCCGCAGCAGCTGTCAGACGTCGGCGATCCGATCAAGCTGGACATCCCCAACTTCTTTGTCGCAGAGATGCACAAGCAGGCCTCCAAGGCCTATGCGACGACCATGCTCTCAGCGGCGCTGAACAGCAGCTACCATTTCGACGAGTTCCTCGAAGACATGCGCCGCAACGTGCGCCGCCAAGGCCACTCGCGCCTGACCGTGGCCATCAACGCCGAACAGGTGGCTGCTTCCGCCCCGGACGAGACCAAGGCCGACCCGCAGAAGCTCAGAGCCTACATGGACGCGGTGCA